AACAGTTTTACAATCTTCTCTAACCCAGCCATCGAGAAGACAATAGGTGAGATACCAATAAAAAAATACTTTGAGATGATAAACAAAAACATCTATTATGCTGTTCATTATCTAAATGTATTTGATCATACGACACCGCTTGTAGGTAATCTTTCCAAGCCCTCAGAGGTACAGAAAATACGCTCTGTTGGCATCATTTCGGTTGACAAACTAAGCGAGCAATGGTACTATGATTTACAGGAAGATCGTGACGTAGCATACTATTTATGTATAGCAACTGAGCGCTTAGAGAACGATGGCAAGCTTCATGCGAAGGTAGTCCAGAGTCTCAAAAGCAAACCCCGGAATGCATTCAAGAATGTGACTTATGCTATCTATGAGTCACCCTACGAAAGCGATTTTGGATTCTGCGTAGCACATACAAATTTTATTCAAGGATTAGTACTTGACAGCACAGGCTGATCACGTTACATTAGAGATGAGCAAGGGAACGCTCTAAACATCACCCAAAACAAATACGCTTGACAGGACTTGGAGAGCGTGTTACATTGAGATGGCGAGGAACGCTCGTCATACTATAGCCCAACACAAGGAGAACATTATGGGAATCAACATGGAACTTATGCGGAAGAAGCTCGCCGCACTTCGTGGAGAAGGAAAGAGCGACCGAACCAGTGTGTGGTTCAAGCCAGAAGAGGGAGATACTGACATTCGTATCGTACCCGCAGCAGACGGAGACCCACTCAAGGAAGTCTTCTTCCACTACAACATCGAAGGTCATCGCGCTGGTGTGATGTGCCCGAAGCGCAACTTCGGTGAAGAGTGCCCGATTTGCGATTTTGCATCACAGCTTTGGCGTGATGGTACTGAAAGCAACGACGAGGAAACCAAGAAGCTTGCAAAGTCTCTCTTTGTTCGCACTCGTTACTTCTCACCGGTAGTTGTTCGTGGTCTTGAGTCCGAGGGCATCAAGGTCTATGGTTACGGCAAACAGGCATACGAACTGCTTCTTGGTTACATCCTTGACCCAGAGTATGGTGACATCACCGATCCCAAGGGCGGCACTGACATCACTATCACCTACACCAAGCCAACTCGTCCGGGTGCATACCCACAAACCAACATGAAGATGCGTCGTAACACCACTGCACTTCTTGAGGATGCAGACGCAATTCCGGGTCTGCTCCAGAACATGCCCGACATTGACGCACTTTTCACCCGTCATAGCCCGAAGGAAGTCAGTGCAATTCTTGACTCCATGCTTTCGGGTGACAAGTCTGCTGAGTCTCGTTCCCGTGAGACTACACAATACAACCAGAAGTCAAGCGTTGATAAGGCGTTTGATGATCTGATGGCTGGCTAGTAAAAGCGTACCGCTCCAGTCGCCCCCACCCCTAAAAAGGTGGGGGTTTTTGTTTGCACTTTTGCTTTTGGTATGTTATAATTACTAATGAGCTTCGGCTCGAAATTAAAGAAAAATAAAGAAAAGAAAAATTAAATAAAGGAGAACTATATGGCTAAAGCAACAGCTAAGGCTGGGCGTGTATCTATGTCCGATCTTAGAGCAATGATAAACAAGAAGGCAAAGCGTAATGTCGCACATGACCTTCGTGAAGATAACCCGACAGAAGTAAAGTTATGGATTCCTACAGGATCTCGATGGCTTGACTCAATTATCTGCAAGGGCAAGTACGCAGGTATTCCAGTTGGAAAGGTAACAGAACTTGCAGGACTTGAGGCAACAGGTAAGTCTTTCCTCGCAGCACAGATTGCAGCAAATGCACAGAAGATGGGTATTGGAGTTGTATACTTTGATTCAGAGTCTGCAATTGATCCCGGTTTTTTGGAACGTGCAGGTTGTGATCTAGAAACACTTATGTATATTCAGACACCATCTGTTGAGTTTGTGCTTGAGACAATTGAAGACATTCTTGGTGCGACAGACGACAAGATGTTATTTATCTGGGACTCCCTCGCATTCACTCCCTCAGTATCAGATGTTGAAGGGGACTTCAACCCACAATCTTCAGTGGCAACCAAGGCACGTATTCTTGCCAAGGGTATGTCAAAGTTGATTGTGCCGCTTGCAGATAAACAGGCAACTTTCCTTGTCCTCAACCAGTTGAAGACAAACATCCCACAGGGACCGATGGCTCGTCAAATTGCAATGACAACCCCTTACATCACTCCGGGCGGTAAGGCAATGCACTACTCCTATTCTCTTCGTATCTGGCTTACAGGTCGTAAGAGCAAGGCAGCATACATCGAAGATGACAACGGTTTCCGTATTGGATCCGAGGTTAAGGTAAAACTTGAAAAGTCTCGCTTTGGAACACAGGGAAGAAACTGTACATTCCGTATTCTTTGGGGAACAGACCATGTTGGCGTTCAAGATGAGGCATCTTGGTTTGAGGCTCTCAAGAACTTTATGGATGTTTCAGGTTCTTGGTATACTTTTCAGCATGGCAGCTACTCCAAGCGGTTCCAGCCCAGCAAGTGGGTAACTCTTCTTGAGAAAGACGAAGAATTTAAGAAGCATGTTATGGAAAAGATGGATGAAGTTGTAGTCCAGAAGTTTGATAAGCGTGAAGGCGATGCTTCAGAGTTCTATGAGGTAGACAAAGCCTCTTGACAGCGTGCCTCCACCCTGTTATATTATGGGGTGGAGGTAATCTATGAAGCGTGTACTCGTTATCGACGCCCTCAATATGTTTTTGAGGGCGTTTATTGTTGATCCCAGTCTGTCTCAGCACGGACAGCCAATCGGTGGCATCAAGGGATCATTCAAGATTTTACAAAAATTGGTAAGAATTACAAAGCCAAATGAAATTGTTATCTGCTGGGATGGACCCAATGGTTCACAAAAGCGTAAGACTCTGAACTCAAACTACAAAGAAGGTCGTAAGCCCCTGCGTTTGAACCGCGCTGTTCACAATCTAACTGAAAATGAAGAGCTACAGAACAAATTGTGGCAGCAGATGAGAACAATTGAATACTTCAACCACATGCCCATCATTCAGCTTATGTTGGAAAGGGTTGAGGCAGATGATATCATTTCGTATGTTTGTAATTCTCGACATTATGATGGTTGGCAAAAGGTAATTGTCTCAAACGACAAGGACTTCTTGCAATTGTGTGACGAGGAAACTGTAGTCTACAGACCAACGACAGATAAGATTGAAACAAAGAAGACTGTGGTTGAGTCACTCGGTATCCATCCGACAAACATGGCTCTCGCCCGCGCAATGGTTGGTGACTCAAGCGATAACCTTCCGGGTGTTAGTCGTGTTGGCTTCAAAACAATTGCTGGTAAGCTACCCTTTATGGCAGAGGAGCGTTCTATCACAATTGATGAACTCATTGATCATTGTGAGAACATAGAATCAAAACTAAAAGTTTATAAGAACATTGTTAGTTCTCGTGCCCTTATCGAACACAACTACGACATGATGCAGCTATATTCTCCTCTTATCTCTGTTCAGGGCAAGCAGACCATTGATTATGGGCTTGAAAACTTTGAATGTGATTTTCAAAAAACAGAACTTCTCAGGCTTATGTTAGAAGATGGCTTTGGTGAGTTAAATTGGGAAGAGTTAAAAACATTCCTAAACAAAATTTCAAGGGAATGTAATGAGAAATGACACTATTTACTACCGAGGTGTAGTAAATGGAAGAACTTTACGAATTTGATGAAGATTTTCTCAACGAAGAGGAAGTTGAATTAGATGAAAAGAAGAAAAAGAAAAGTGGCGGCAAGAAAGACGCCTGCTATCACAAGGTAAAGGCTCGCTACGATGTGTGGCCATCTGCCTACGCCAGTGGCGCACTTGTCAAATGCCGCAAGGTTGGTGCTGCTAACTGGGGCAACAAGTCAAAGAAAAAGAACGAAGGCATCGAGTTTGACGATCACCTTCTTCAGATCATTAAAGAGGAATACGCAGCCGTCATAGCCGAAAAAAAAAAGTTAACGGCTAAGCCTTCTTCCGAGAGTAGCCTCAAAGACTGGTTTGGTCGCAAGGGTGCTCCCGGCAAGAAAGGTGGCTGGGTTGACTGCAATACTTGTCGCAAAGACAAGAAAACTGGCAGAAAGAAATGCTCCCCCTGTGGACGCAGCGGCAGCGAAAAGAGATCAAAATATCCTTCATGTAGACCTACCCCCGGCGCATGTGGCAAAAGAGGCAAGTGGGGTAAAAAATCAAAGGCAGGAAAGAAAGGATGAAACTCACAAAGACAGAATTAATAAAACTTATACAAGAAGTCGTGGAAGAATCACACACCAAGGCTGATGAAGAAAAATTAAAGAAGATTTCTAAGCAGTTGAAAAAGTCTACTACTATGCATAAGAAGCAGGCTGACGACCTTGATGATATTGTTGATCGTTCTGATGATGACGAATTGAAAGAAGGCGTTAACAATGGTAAGATTTCCAGAAGCTATCTTTCTACTGTAATTAAAGAAGAAATTCAAACTGTTCTTGAATCATTTGAACAAGATTTTTTAGACAGCGGTGATCCAAGAGATTACTACAGTAATGCAAAAACTCTTGGGGTAATGGCAAGACCTAGACTTAGCGTAGAAGAATTGTTTGTTTTATTCGGTAATCAATTGATTGAAATGTATGACAAAGAGGCGACGACAGAAGAGGGTGTGCCTATTCATCATCTAAAATACGATCTAGGCAGAGAAGGCATTCACAATATAATGGAACTTATTAAGAATTTTGATAATAACCCTCATAAAGAACAAGCAATTTTTGATATTAGACAAAATGACAAAGGTAAATATATTTTAGTGGCAAATAATAGGTTTGAAAGAGTTGGTTTGTTTGAAAAGAAAAAGAAGAAACCTTGTAAACCTGCCAAGGGCAAACGCTTTGCAAAACGAGTAAATGGCAAGTGCCGTTCTTTTGGACAAGCTGGGCAGGCTAAGGGTGGTGGCGATCGCATTCGTCCCGGTACCAAGAAGGGTGATGCATACTGCGCACGATCCGCAAAGATCAAAAAGTGTAAGAACCCACCTTGCGCTAACGATCTTTCACGAAAGAAGTGGAAGTGTCGTGGCTCTAAGTCAATGAAATAGTTAGCCACTGTCAAGACTAAAAAAAAGTTCTAACTCGCCTTGACTTTTAATCTAGGTGTGTTATATTTAGTAGTGCGAGACCTAGGAGAGACATGCTTGCACACAAAGCAGACTTTGGGAGGTACGGTAAGTCCTTCCAAGAGGGGCTTGTTCAACTCATATTTGAGGACAGACCCTTCGCAGATCAGATCACTGAAGTTCTAGATGTTGAGTTTCTAGAACTTGAATACCTTCGCACGTTTGTTGCGAAGATTGTGGAATACAGAACAAAGTATGGAAAGCATCCTTCCACAAATGCTATGATTTCCATCCTTCGGACCGAACTCGATAGAGAGTCAGAAGTAACCCAACAGCAAGTTCGTGACTACTTTGCGAGAGTCCATACAAATGAAATTGCTGATGACATAGACTACATCAAGGAGACTTCTCTTGATTTCTGTCGCAAGCAGAAGTTGAAGGAAGCTATGATGAAGTCTGTTAATCTTCTTCAGACTTGCTCATTCGATGAGATCTCAAAAGTTATCAACGATGCACTCAAGTTAGGTTCAGAGAACAACTTTGGACACGATTTCATTGCAGACTTTGAAGAGCGATACAAGCCAAAGTTCAGACTACCAGTTACAACAGGATGGAACGAAATTGACAACATCACTAGCGGTGGACTTGGTAGAAACGAGCTTGGTGTCGTTATTGCTCCTACTGGGGCAGGTAAGTCTATGGCTCTTGTTCACCTTGGATCTCAGGCTATCAAGGAAGGCAAGACTGTTGTTCATTACACTTTGGAGTTGCAGGATACAGTTGTTGCTTGTCGCTACGATTCTTGTATCACACAGTATCCTCTATCCGATCTCGGTAACTTCAAGGATGAAATCTTTGAAGAGATCAAGGATCTTGACGGAACACTAATCGTCAAGGAATATCCAACCAAGTCTGCATCTACGAACACAATCAAGGCACACCTTGCCCGTCTAGTAAAGAGGGGTATAGAGCCCGGTATGGTCATTGTAGACTACGCAGATTTGTTGCGCCCTGTGGTAGTCCGAAAAGAAAAAAGGACGGAACTGGAGTCAATCTACGAGGAACTACGAGGGCTTTCCAACGAATTCAACTGCCCTGTTTGGACTGCCTCTCAGACCAACCGTTCTGGTCTTAATGCAGAGGTTGTAACCATGGAGCAGATCTCCGAGGCATTCAACAAGTGTTTCGTCGCTGACTTCATTTGTACTCTGTCTCGTACTATCGAAGACAAGCAGAATAACAAAGCCAAGATGTTTATTGCAAAGAATCGTAATGGACCCGATGGTATTGTTTATGACCTATTCATGGACACATCGAATGTGTGCATCAAAATGTTGCCCAAGCCAGTTGTTCCTTCTGGTACTGCAGCACAAGTTGCAACCAATCCTGTTGTTGTAACAGTCAAGGAACAAAGAGAAATATTGAAGAACAAATACGACAAGTTCAGAAAGCTAAGGAGTAACGCAAAATGAGAACACACATTCGTAGATTTAAACTATCAGATACATTTATAGATCAATATAAGGAACGTGAGGTTCCTTGGGGTCCACTGGGTTATGTAACCTTCAAACGCACCTATGCTCGCAGACTAAGCGAATTCGATGAGGAAGCTACTGGCACCGAAGAATGGTATCAAACATGTAGACGTGTCATTGAGGGTATGTTTGAGATGCAGAAGCAGCACGTTTATCGTCTTGGTCTCGAATGGAATGATAACAAGTCACAAAAGACGGCAAAGGACGCCTACGATCGTCTCTTCAATCTAAAGTGGACACCACCCGGTCGTGGTCTTTGGATGATGGGGACCAAGTTCGTAAACGAGCGCACTGCTGCTGGTTTATTCAACTGCGCTTTCCGCTCCACCCGAGAGCTAAATACAAAGGGCGGCTACCTCTTCTCTTGGATGATGGACGCACTTATGTTGGGTATTGGTGTCGGCTTCGATACTCTTGGCGCAGGAACCCTGACTGTCCAGCAGCCTGAGTTTACCACTGAGAATTACGTTATTGGTGACTCTCGCGAAGGGTGGGTTGAGTCTGTAAAGATTCTTCTCAATGGTTTCTTATTTGGAGCCAAGGTTCCACAGTTTGATTACTCTGCTATTCGTCCATACGGTGCTGAGATAAAAGGCTTCGGTGGAACCTCAAGTGGCTATGGTCCACTTAAAGAATTGCATGATAGTTTGCATGAACTTTACAATGCGAGAATAGGTCAAGAAATTACTTCTGTTGACATCGTAGATACGGAGAACCTAATAGGTCGCTGTGTTGTCGCAGGTAACGTTCGTCGTTCTGCTGCGTTGGCTCTTGGTGGTCACGAAGACTTTGATTACCTACAGATGAAGAATGACTCCGAGAAGTTGGCTCACCATCGTTGGGGTTCTAACAACTCTTTCCACGCTATTGTTGGTCAGGACTACACTTGGCACGCAGAACAGTCACAGAAGAACGGAGAGCCCGGCTACATTTGGCTAGATAACGCAAGAACCCGTGGTCGCTTTGCTGATCCTCCCCGTGATGACGACAAGAACGTTATGGGCTTCAACCCCTGCGTTGAGCAGCAGTTGGAAGACGCCGAATTGTGCTGTCTTGTTGAGACTTTCCCAGCCAAGCACGAGACCTACGAGGACTACCTCGCAACACTCAAGATTGCCTACCTTTATGGTAAGACCGTTACTCTTGCTAATACTCACTGGGCTGAAACCAACGCAAAGATGCTCAAGAACCGTCGCATCGGTCTTTCACAATCTGGTGTGGTTCAGGCTTTCAATAAGTTTGGTCGCCGTCAGATGCTTAACTGGTGTGATAATGCTTACGAATATGTCCGTGAGCTAGACAAACAATACTCTGATTGGCTTTGCATCCCTCAGTCTGTTCGTATGACCAGTATCAAGCCTTCTGGAACAGTTTCGCTTCTAAACGGTTCTACCCCCGGTATCCACTACCCCGAGGATGAATACTACATTCGTCGTATTCGCTTTGCGGCTGATAGCGATATACTCCCCGCTCTTGAGGCAGCAGGATATAAGATTGAGCCCGACCATTACTCACCGAATACTATGTGTGTAGAATTCCCTGTTCACGAAGAGCATTTCAAGAAGGGCAAGCGTGAGATTACAATGTGGGAACAATTGGAGATCGCAGCACAATATCAGCATTTCTGGGCTGACAACTCTGTATCAATTACAGTAACATTCAAACCAGAAGAGGCATCAGACATTAAAACTGCTCTTGAGATGTATGAAACTAGACTCAAGGCTGTATCATTCTTACGCTATGAAGAAACTGGTTATATTCAGGCTCCATATGAACCTATAACACGAGAACAGTACCAAGAAATGTCAAAGAACATTACACCTGTTCA